CGCCGAGGTTGGCCTTCAGCCACTCGAAAATCATCGGCTCCGTTTCGTTCCCGATGTCCATCGCCCTAGCCGACACGGGAAGAGCGTAACCGTGAAGGCGCTCCCAGCGCTTGCATCGGATGTACGTGACGTTTCCGTCGATAATCTTACCGGAGGCGGACATGATGTCGCCGAGCTCGCTGGCCGTGATACGACCAACCCGGTTCTTGAGCCAGGTTTCTTCTTTACCCATTGATAAAACTGCTTTCGTTCACGATTACAAACTTTCCGTTCTTAAGAGCTACAACCCAGTTGCCGACACCAACGCCGGCAGGTTTGATAACAAGCCCGTCAGCCACGCCGTTAGCGGTCTTCCACTTGACAAACTTTCCTTCCATGACTACTCAGGAATATCGTCTAGGGCGTCGATAATAGCCTGCTTGACCGTATCGGACTCAAAGTCGTACTTCTCTGCAATCTTCTCGATGCTGAGCTTGTTCTGCTTTGCCCAGTCCACGATTTTCTGAATCTGGTCCTCCTTGATAACCTTCTTGGCGGCAGGTGCAGGGGCCGGAGCGGGGTCAAGCAGTGACACACGAAGACCCACCGTCATCGTTCCGTCAGAAGGGTCGCGACAGGGCTCAGAGTCGAGACGAACAGCAAGGCCCATGCCTGACAAGAGGTTAATACGGCCATGACAAGGCGTGCCGTCCGCGACGGGCGTGTCCCAGAACCGCTTCGCAATACGACGGCGGTTTGTCGAGTTGAGAAGAACAAGTTTATCCACCCCCTGGAACTTGCACGTCCATCGCTCACTCTCGGTCTTCCCTTGAACCTTAAGGCTCTCGTGAAATACGATTTCCTCAATAACAGCGCGAGGAATAACGCCGGAGTCACCGAGGATTTCTACGCCAGCGTAGTCGCTCTTCGCGCCCTTTTTCCAATAAATTCCCTGTTCCATAATATATTGTTTTGGTCTATTTCCTTGACTCTTTAAGTAACCGTTCTTCTCTCTTCACTGGTTTACACCAGCCGAGAAAACCGTAGTCCGGCATATCGCCCCACCCGTCCTTTTCATACGGAACCTTACAGAGCCACCTAGAGCCATCCCACAACGCAACATAATGAGATCGGCCGCCAAACCGGTCGGTATAGTAGAACTCCACAACCGTGTCAGGCTCCGGATGTTCAGACATGGGGTGTAATTTTGCCGTCGCCACGTTTCTCATGGCTGGTCTTTCTGCAAATTTTGTGCCGCAAGAGAGCTGTTCTCGTTTATAAGTTTGGCGGTCTCGTCCCATATCAAGCCAGCAAAATCGCCACACTCGTGCTTGATCACGGTTTGAGGCATTCTCCTCTTAAGCATTATGAACAGATCGCCCAAAAACCTCTCGTATTCGTCTATTTTGCACTGAAGCTCGCAGACCTTATCTACGAGCACCATGCGCTCAACCTTCTTAACCGTCCTGTTTTTCATGCTTCTCCGCCTCCTTTACGGCCTTCTTGAACTTTCCGTCAATTCTTCGCTCAACCTTTCTTCTCTCCTTCTTCGGAAGCTCCACGTGCTCCTGGATCTGCTTCTCCTGCTCCAGGGCAATTTTCTCCTCAGTCTCATCCTCCACAACTTCGCTGGCGGCCTGCTTCTCCAGGCGCTTCTGGTACTTACCGATAGCCTTACCTACATCGTTCGCTAAGCCCTGATCTGTAGTCAGTGTCTTGCTCAGCATGTAGATAAACTGCGCGAAACCGATAATATTGTCATCGTTCTCGCCGGCCAGTAGGTACGAATAAGGATGTTCATCCGCCGAATACTCCGCCTTGAAGTTGCCGCTCAGCGTCTCGATAGTGAGACTGAAGCGCCGGAATGTCCACTTGAACGCACCGTCCTTGCTTTCGCCTTTTCGGATAACAGGATTCTTAATGTGGAAATACCACCAACGCAGGATTGATTCTTTGATTTTTTTCATTTTCATTGATTTTTATTTGAAACTTAGACCAAACTTCAGCGAAATCGCGGTATATCATATAATGCTTGGCCATATCAATGGCATGCATAACCGTAGCGTGATCTCTATTTATAGCAAGGCCAATCCTCTCAAGCGTCCACCCATCAAGTCTTAGCTGGTACGCAACAAGGGACCGGCCGACGACAACCCGCCTCTTTCTAGACCGGCCCCTAATATCTCCGCCGACTATGGACTCCATGGCGGCGACGTACTTTCTCCATATGCTAGGATCTGACATATTAAAGTAGCCTCCTCTCTATAAGATCACCGATATCGGCATGGTCTGGTACAACCTCTCCGGCGGGCCATTTTTCCCACCAGGGCCATACCTCACCCTTCTCTTCCCACTCTATTCTGGCGTCCATATCTGGGCAGAGAAGCATATCTGGTCCAACTTCTCTGAGGTTTCCCTTTCCGCCCGTAGCGACAAATTTACGGCCCCAGTAGAGCCATCCCAAGATAGCGCTTTTTTCACTTTCGCAAACGAAAACCTTCTTCCCGTCTTCTGGCAGACAAGCCCCAAAGTAACATCTTCCGGAGTACCCATCAGCGACACGGTATTGTCGCCCGGGAAAGTAGTTTTTATTTCTATGGCCATCCTCTTTGTAAAGTATTCTTTTATCGTATAGTATCCTTCCATGCTGGTCAACGCACCAGTAACATACATTTCCGTGCGAGTCAGTCGTCACATTGTACAAATCCCAGGCTTCTCTCACCCTTTCTTCCGGGAACATCCGGCACATCCAGTTGAAGAGGTTGCATTTACGAAGGTCAAACCGCTTCGCTCCCTCCAGAACGTCAGGACTAACGTATCTTGTTTCAACCTCTACCCTCTTCCTGAACTCGCCATTCCAGTGCAGGGCTTGACTCTCGCCCTTTATCATCTTGATAGCCTCTCGATAATCGGCCGCCCCTCCAAACTCAATTAACCATTGCGGAAGAGACACGCATCTGTCACCCTCCTCGGATACCCATACGGTCCCGTTCTGGCAATATACCTTGAGTTTATCCTTTCTATACGGATGGGGCTCGCCGTTGAGGTAATACCTCCCTTCCAGCTGACGGCCCCTTGGCGTCAATTCCATGCCGAGAAGCTTACTGCAGTTATTCATTGCCTGCAGTGGATCATAGTCGAATCTGAATGCGTCTTTACCAATAACTCATTGATTATCAGAACGGAAGGTCTTCTTCATTAGACTTATTAACAGGGGCTTCAAGCACAATCTTCGGCTCTTCAGCCACCTTCTTCGGCTCCTCCTCCGTCGGCCTCACCTCCAAGTAGTACCATATGCCATCAGAGCGCCTCTCAGACACGGCATTCATATTCTTGAGCTGCTCAGTGACGGCACTCCTAGACTTCGGCGTCTCGCCCCAGTCCTGGCAGTATTTCTGATACAGCTGGACCCACTCCTTGAGGGATTTCCAACCCGGAGCCCTCTTATCCTCCGGCTCGGCCGCAACATAGCCCATGGTCTCAATCCAGCGCCGCAGGGAGTTGGCGTTCTTCTTCATCTCATCAACAACTTCCCTTACGGACCCGGCTATATCGATCTTGCCATCGTTCTTGATGAAGGTCTTATAACCTTCCAGCATCCAGTTGAAGATGGCAGCCTTTACATCAGGGGCCTGGAGCTTCATCTCGAGCATCGGGTCCTTGTCGCGGTCGTCTATATGGTTCGGGGCTATGATGATGAGGAATCTTCTGAAATACCCCTCCGTATCATCGGTCGTAGGGGGTATCTTATTGGCGCAGCAGAGCATCAGCGGGATCTTATCCACCTTAGTCGGCCTCTTACTGTACGGGTGCCGGCCTGTAAACGCGCCGCCGGACACGAACTGCTTGAAATCTCCTCCTGAGAAGTCCTTATTAGACACCTCGTCACAGTAATTGACGATTTTCCCGTTGACGTCAGCCAGGTGGTACTCCATCTGAGAGCTCTTGAAGAGCTGCTCGGGGCTATAGCTGGACGCCACGCTGGGCCCCAGCGTATTGACGACGGCCTTGCAGATGATACTCTTTCCGTTCTGGCCCTCTCCTACGACAAAAGTGATGTACTCAATCTTGTATTCTGTCCTCTTAGCCAGGAAGCAGCCGCAGTATTGATGGAAGGTCTCCCTCATATTCTCGTCCGGGACCGTCTGAGACAGAACCCTGTCCCAGAGAGCCGATTTCTGGTCCGATTTATACTCAAAGTCCAGTATAATATCGGTCTTATACTTCACGTCAAAGGGCATCAGCTTCATGGTCTCAAGGTCGAAAACACCGTTCTGGAAGCATACATACCGGCGGTCCGGTACGAACTTGCACCTTTCGTCGCCCCTGAGCCGGTTGAGGCAGTAATCCTTGATGGCCTTACTGGAGCCGGTCTGGTACACGATGCCAACATTACATCTCTCCAGGACCTCGTTGATGATCTCCAGGAAGGTCTCCTCAATCATCTGCTCGTAGTAACGGCCGTTGAAGACATACAGGAGGCCGTCATCATCCACCTTGAAGAAATCGTTTCCGTCATCGCCTTCAATTCCGCAAACATACCGGCGCATGGTCTTCATGATCCCTGCCTCGGTGAGCTTGTCTACCCTTTTGTCCGTCAGGCCGGAGTTCTCGATACTCAGGCCGGCCGTCGATACAAGGTAGTCTACTATTTCAGCGTACTTCATTTGCGGTTTTTAGTACAAAAACCCACCGCACAGGAGACATCCCGCGAGGGATGTTGGCTCTTCTCCTGATTGGTGGGTGAAATTTCTGTTCGGTCAGCGAGCCAAACTGACGCGGCGGATTACAAAGGTAGCAAATAATATGCCAACCTCCAAATTTTTGATTGCGGGGCAGGACTCGAACCTGCGACCCTGGGTATATTTCAACCCACGCTCTAACCTACTAAGCTACCCGCAATTCCACTTGAATTATGTCAGATCTCGATACCGCATCACTGCGGGGCTCCCGGGGTGGGACTCGAACCCACGACCCTTTATAGCGAGACATAGGCCACCTATAAAATAACACCTCAATAAAGTGCTCTGACCACTGAGCTACCCGGGAAAAAACCAAAACACTTAAGTACCAATATTTACTGCCGGACTTTCACCGACCCGGACTCCAGTGGTCCGTAAATAACGGTTTTTAGGCCCAATATCGGACCTGCGGAGAGAGTGAGATTCGAACTCACGGTACCTTTCGGTACAACAGTTTTCAAGACTGGCGCCTTAAACCACTCGGCCACCTCTCCATTGTGCCGTCTTTCCGGCTGTCACCCATGGCCGTAATTGGTTAATGTTCGGGCCTCATGCAACCCGGGTGCCGTCCCTTTGATCCGAGCCGCGGACGAATTTCCTTACTCAGCGGGGCACTACCGCGCCTCATATTACGACCCTACCAGATATGCCGACCAGGGTTTAGTCCGCCTTTTTACCGGCACCAGCCCCTACTACTTAAAGAATTCCCTAAAGAATACCTTCAGTTCGTCCTCGGAGGCGAACAGGATTTTCTCATCCAGGAGGCCCTGGTGGTGCTGCAGCTGGTATCTGTAGCCAACCACCGCGTTTCCGTCGGCAAGATGCTTTGACACCGGTAAAGTGGCATCCATTTCTTTCCCCTCTACGGGTTCAGGCGAAACGAGGACAGCAAAAACCTCATCTTTCTCGATCTTCTGGGAGACCGCATTGAACAGGAACACCTCCTGTCCCACGTTGTACTTTGTTTCAATCTTCATATAGCAAATTTTTAAGCGATTGTCACTACAAATCCGATGCCAAACCTACCGGTTATCGCCGGATCCATTGATTTTTCCCCTTTCTGCCCTGTCGGCAAGTTTCCGTAGGTTCTCCTGACAAACGCTCTCCAGGGTCCACCCGAGCTGGTCGGCAAGGCCGGCTACCATCCACATAACATCTCCAAGCTCCTTCTTCATAGCCTCTCGCTGCTCGTCAGCCTGGTCTATAAAGAAAATATCGTTCGCCGTTGCCTCATCCGGGTCTTCCAGGTCGGCAACCACGCTTCCGGGGAGCCCGATACAGGCATTATTCTTCCGGATTCCCTTACTTACCTTTCCCGCCAGTTCACCGACCTCTTCAACCAGGCCGAAGATCATATAGCAGAAGTTGTCGCTCGACTGCAGCCTGGTGCTCATCGCTTTCTTTTGATACTCATTCAGTTCCATCATTCTACTTATTTGGTTACATATTCTTCAAAATTAACGTCCCTTCCGTCCTTCAGTTCCACTTTCTCCCCTTTCCTCCTATCAATCTCCGTCCGGATCATCATGACTTCGTCCACCTTCTTCTTCCAAAGGTGTTCCAGCTCCTCCAGGGACATTTTTCTCAGATCATCTTTCCTCATGTTCTCGGCAAATTTACGCATCCTGCTTGACTTTTCCAAATATCCTTTCCGGGCCCACCCTTCCTTCACGGCCTCCTGTCTTCTCTGCTCGGTCTCCGGGTCCCACTTATGGCCCTTCTCGAACCCGCACCCGTTATAGGTCTTCACTATCCTCTTTCC